CGCTATGGACTTGAACAAGTATGGAAACGAAGGGGTAAATAATTTTTAATTGATTAGAAAAGTTATGTTGTGTATAATATATATAAGTATACAAAGGAGGCATATCATGAAAAAATATCAATATTATCACAATATAAAATTTACCCTTGACGAAAAATCTGGTTACTATCAAAATTCTACAATTCATAAATCTTTGCATAGATTTGTGTGGGAAGAAAACAATGGTGTAATTCCTAAAGGATATGAAATACATCATATAGATTTTAATAAATCTAACAATCATATATCTAATTTGATTATGCTTAGTAAAAAAGAACACTTGGAGATACATTCAAAAAGCTTAACTGACCAACAGCGACAGTTTAAGCGAGATAATATGAATAATGTCGCTAGACCTAAAGCTATTGAATGGCATAAATCAGATAAAGGTCGAGAGTGGCATAAAAACATTATCAAGAATGCTTAAAAGACTCAAAGCCAAAGATTAAAAGAGTGTGTGCTTTTTGTAATAGTGAGTTTATAGGATATTCAAATAGCAACTATTGTTCAAATAAATGTAAATCAGCACAAAGAAGAAAATCTGGAAAAGACCAGATAACTGTAAAATGTATTATTTGTGGAAATGACTTTAGAACAAATAAGTATAGACCAGCTAAAACTTGTTCAAAGTCATGTGCCAATATAATGTGGCATTCTAAATAATATGACAAGATATGCTATGGAACAAGTATGGAAGAGACGAGGTAGATAATACAACTTTTTATTGTGTTATTATTTATCAACATTTATAATTATGATAATAAAGTAATTTAAAACGAAAGGAGCACAAAGATGATAAAAAAATTACTGCGATTAATACAACAAGCGATTGATAAGATGTTAGGATACACTTCCATAACAAAGGCAATAGATATAGAAGAAACAACTGTATCTACTTCTATGTCAGATGCTTTCACGTTATGGAAACAAATGTATAAAGACCAAAGTCCTTGGCTTGATGAAGATAAGGGTATATATTCATTAGGTTTAGCTAAGCAGATATGTAATTCATTCCAACAGCAGATGCTATCTGAATTGGAAACAAGAATAACTGACCCTGGAATGGATGAAGATGTGGACGAGGATAAATCTAATCAACCAGACGAAATAACAACACGAGCACAATTTCTAAATGATGCTTATAAAAAGAAGCTGATTAAGAAATTACCTCAAGCTGTAGAAAAAGCTCTTGCATTAGGTGGTATGATTATAAAGCCTTATATATCAAACAATAAAATCTACTTTGATTTTAGTTTCCAAGGCGATTTCTTACCTATAGCTTTTGATGATGATGGAAATATCACAGATATAGCATTTTATGACCAATTTGTTTCTGGCGAATATGTATATACAAAGGTAGAGAGACAGACATTTTCTCAGACAGAAAATAAGATTGTTATTGAAAATAAAGCATTTAAAGCTAAATTGGTACAGTCAGATGATAATGAAGAGCAGGAGTTAGGTAAGGAAATTCCATTAGCTGATGTGGATAGATGGGCTACAATATCACAAGAACCGGTTACTATTGAAAACGTAGATAAACCATTATATGGATTCTTCAAAGTGCCTATTGCAAATAATATAGATTTTGACAGCCCATTAGGTATATCACTATTTAGTCCTGCAGTAGGCATTATAGAAAGGGCGGATAAGCAGTTCTCAAGACTTGACTGGGAATATGAGGGTGGACAGCTTGCAGTTGATGTAGACCCTACTGCTGTTACATATTCCACTAATTATTATGGTACACAAATGGAGTTAGACCAGTGTAAGAATAGACTATATAGAAAATTGGATTTAGGTTCAGATGAGACATATAACCAGTGGGCTCCATCTTTGAGAGATAATAATTATATTCAAGGTTTGAATAATTATAAATGTATAATTGAGGATGTTATAGGACTTGCAAGAGGTACTATATCAGACCCAAATAGTGATGCTAAGACAGCTACAGAAATCAAACTAATGAAGCAAAGAACTTACATCACTGTTACTGCAATGCAGGAAGCATTGGAGAGTGCTATCTTAGATACAGTCAGTGCTATGAATGTATTTGTTGATTTATATGGGCTTTTCGCAGATGGGGATTATGAGACCAAAATTGATTGGAAGGATAGTATACTTACTGATACAGATACAGAGCTTGAACAGAAACTTACAATGGAACAAGCAGGTATTCTAAGCAAAGCAGAAGTAAGAGCGTGGTATACTGGTGAATCTATAACAACTGCTCAATTAGCTATAGATAAAATGCAACAAGCACAACAGCAACAGCAATTAAATGATTTATTCACACAAGTACCTGAAGCTACTTTGGAGAATAATCAAAATAATACTAATGCTCAACCTAGTAATAATAACGGAGGAGATAACAGCTAATGATTAGTGAAGCAGATTTAACAGATTATGCTTATATAGTATCCGCTAGATTTGATGCTATAAATACTCATTATATCAAGCTAATGGCAAAACAGATAAAGGAGATAGGAAAACTATCTCCTTCCAATCTATTTAGATTACAGCAAATGTCTAAGATGCAACAAAATATTGACTCCATTGAATATTTGTTAGCACAGGAAACCGGAAAGACATTGGATGAGCTTGATAAAGTATTAGAACTAAGCGGACTATCCGTATATAAAGATGCATATGAACTATATGTTGCTCATAATAGAATACAAGTACCTTTTAAGCAAAATCAAAACATGATGAATTATATTAGAAGTGTACAGAGTCTAACACATAACACATTTATGAATATGTCTAACACGACTGTTATATTTGAACCTTATAGAAATCTTGTTGATGTGGCTATTGATGCTGTAACAAATGGTATAGATTCATACAATAATATCATACGGAAGCAATTAACAGACTCCACACTTCAATCTAATCTTAGATATACAGATGAAGGACTAAAAGTAACATATGCAAGTGGGCTCACACGAAGATTAGACAGTGCGGTTAGAATGAATGTATTAGAAGGAGTTAGACAAGTTAATAATGGCATCAGAGAAAAAGCTGGAGAAGAATTTGGAGCAGATGGTGTAGAAGTATCAGCTCATGCTTTGTGTGCAAGAGACCATATAGATATACAAGGAAAGCAGTTTACCAAAAAAGAGTTTGAGTTACGAAATGAAGAATTAAGGCGTCATATATCTACTTGTAATTGTAAGCATTACACTTTTCCAATAATATTAGGTGTATCTAAACCAACTTATACTGATAAAGAGCTTAAACAGTATAAAGAGAATAGTGAAAAACCAGTTACTATTAATGGAAGAGAAATGACAAAATATCAGGCTACACAAGCTCAGCGAAATATGGAGACAGCGATTAGGAAGGAAAAAGATAAATATATCTTTGCAGACACAATGGGTGATACAGAAATGGCTGAAAAGATAAAAAATAATATAAATCAATTACAGTCACAGTATAATTCTATATCACAACAAGCTGGACTATCACCTAAAATGGATAGAACTTATGTACCCGGATATACAGGAAAGCAAGTAAAACCTAAGTCAATTAAATTAAGTGTATAAAAAATAAGACCTACTTATAATTAAGTAGGTCTTTATTATTACCAAGCTCTATCACCATTTAATGCAACACCAACAGAATCTGCATATTTATCTTGTGGTGTTATAATATTATGATTATCTCGTACTCTTCTTCCTATGTACCTTTCCGTAACATAAGCGGTTGAAGTTAAGTGCCTTGCATCAGTAGTCTCAAATTCTAATTCAAACACATATACATATTTCTTCTCTGATGATATATGTTTTATTTCAATTAATTTACCTTTTTTATTTTGCATTGGAACACCATATATTTTATGCCCTATGTCAGTTATTATGTAATACATAAAACTAAAAATGTCAAGAGGATTCTTAAATATTTCCTAAAAAAGTTATACACATAATTATCAACAATCTGTTGATAACTTTTTTACTTTGATTAATTGTTTATAACTATGTGTATAACTTGTGAATAACTACTTTACAAATGTTGATAACTTGTGTATAATACAATATGAAGTAAACCCCAGACCAGAAAGTGGTCTATAACAATTATTTTAGTTGAAAAGGAGCAATAAAACATGAAAAACATTTACGAAATTCTTAAATCTTATGGAATTGAAATTCCTGAGGATAAGAAAGAAGCTTTTGACAAGGAAGTTCTTGAGAATTACAAGACAGTGAGCGAGGTTGATACTTTACGAACTAAGCTAAGCAAAGCAGAGACAGAGAGAGATACTATTCAGACAAAATATGATACTGATATAGCTCAGAGAGATGCTGACTTAATTAATTTACAGACACAGCTGAAGGAGGCTGGTGGAGATGCAGAGAAGTTAGCAACATTACAGACTAATTTTAATAATCTCCAGACAACTTATAATAAAGCAAAGACAGATTATGAGAATCAGTTAGCTGAACAGGCTTATGACTTTGCTGTTAAAGAAAATTCAGCTAAACTTAAATTTTCTTCTAACTCAGCAAAGAAGGCATTTATGTCCGACTTGAAAGCTAAAAAGTTATCAATGGAAAATGGAAAAATCTTAGGATTTGATGATTTTGTGGATGCATATAAGGAGCAGGATGCTGGGGCATTTATCACAGAGAACCCAAGCCCTAAAAATGAGGAACCAAAACCATCTTTTAGTGGTAAAACAAATCCGGGTGATAATACAGACCCAAAGCCTGAACCAACACCAAAAGAAAGACCAATTATATGGTAGTTATAAGGAAGGAGAAAACTTATGCCAAGAATTGAATCATTATCCGTATTACTTGACCCAAAAGGTAAAATGCTTTTAGATGAAGCATATGACGGAGTACTTGAGAATGTACAGAAATCTACTATTTCAGAACAGATTAAGAATCAGGACTTATCTGGAGACCCAACTGCGGGAACAGTAGAAGCAAAGAGATTTGCAAACGCAAAATCTAAGGACTACGGCACAGCACGTAGAGGTGGAGAAGGAGAGAAAGTAAAAGGAGCTACAGTAACAATTCCTATTGATAGAGATAAGGAGTTCGTAGAAGAAATTGAACAGAAAGATATCTCACTTTTAGGTGTAGATGGACTCATCACTCGTAGAAGTGCTAATCATGCAATGCAGATGGCTAATGAGTTAGATGAGGAATTTTTCCGTGAGTGTGTAAACTCAGGTACACAGTTCACACCATCATCAGGAACCACTGCTATTCAGGATATTATTGAGGAAGCAATTGTAACACTTGAGACACTCAAGAATGATTACATTCAAGGTATTCCGAGAAATATGTTATCAGTTCAGGTTACACCAGCTGTATATAGTCAGATGAGAAAATACTTGGATGAGAATGTTAATAACGCCAATGTTAATACAGCGGCAGAGGAGTTTACCACATTTCATGGTGTTAGATTCATGTCTACAATCAATATGCCAGAGAATGTAGAATTTATCGTGCAGGTTGACGGTTCAGTAGCTCAGCCAATTATGTCTAACCCATATTCAGCAGAGAAGATTCCAATGTCTAATGCATATGCTGTTGAGCTTTTCTTCTATTATGGAACTAAATGTGTTACACCAGAGACTATTCTCTATTACGCACCAAAGGGTGTTATCGTAGTAACATCATCTAAAGGTTCTACAAATGGAAAAACTAAAATCAGCGTAAGCCCTGCTAAGACAGGTACTAATACCTATAAGTATAAGACAGCCAAGACAGTAGATTTACCAAAGATTGGTGCTACAGTAACTGATTATACTGATTGGGATGGTACAGCCGAAATCCCTGCAACAGACAATGATGAGATTGCCATTGTAGAGATTGAAGCAACCGGAAGCACTGTTGTACGTGCAGGAAAGACACAGGTACAGTCTAACACTGAGGAATAAAGGAGTGTAAATTATGCAATTACTCTTACCTACAGGAGTAATTCTTAACAGTGATAATGATATGGTTATTCAACAGCATCTTAATCATGGTGCTGTTGAATATGTTGAAGAACATAAAACTATAGACAATGAAACAATTAAGAATGAAACTGAAACTTTGCAGAAAGAAATAAAGCCAAAACGAGGACGAAAGTCTACTAAAATCGAAGCATAGAAAGGCGGTGGAATTGAATGTATCTTGATTATAACAAATATAAAGAGTTAGGTGGTACACTCAATGAAACCGCCTTTAATCAGCATGAAATTGAAGTTGAAGCAAAGTTAGATTATCTGACAAATGGCAGAATCAGAAAATTAGACATCATCCCAGAAGCAGTATTTAATCTTTGTTTTAGATTAAATACAAATTTCTGGGAGCAGATGAATATAGACCAAGCACAGAATCTAACTAGTTATTCCAATGGGATTGAAAGTTTTGGTTATAGTGCAACAAACAATGAAGGAAAAAGTGTTATAGATACACAGATTATTCAGTTAGTTAATGAATACTTATGGGAGTATCCCGAATTACTTTATCGAGGTAGAAAACAATGGATGCACTAACAATAACAATAGCTAATAGATTAGCTAAAAGCGACAGTATAACTGGACTTGATGTTTGGTATAAATGCTTCTTGCATAATATCCAATATGCTATTGAGCGTGTTACTGATGTTAATGGAACACAAGTTAGTATGGGTCAAGCATTCACCATTTTAATTCCTTTTGATGATAAGTATAAACCTTATGATGAATGGAAAAATCTTGAAAATAAAGATTCTTATTATACTTTGTCACAAGGAGATTATATATTTTTAAAGGAAATAAATGAAGATTTTCTGCCAAATAGCATTATACAGCTTAAGAACAAGCATAAAGGTATGGTGTGTGAAGTAAGAAGTATAATAGAAGTTCCTAAAAGATGTGGGGCAACTATTAGATTGAAAGTGAGTGGTGTGTAATGAGTAATGCTAAGGTTACTATCAAACTTTATAACCCACCCGCTACCGTCCATAGATTAGCTGAATCTGATAAAATAGGAAAATTCTTGGCTAGTGAATGGTCAAGATATTTTGCAAAATATGTGCCAATGCAAGAAGGTATATTAGCTAGTAATATTACGATAGACCCATTCAAAGTCACATATAATTCACCTTATGCTCATTACCAATGGGAAGGAAAACTATATGTTGACCCTATAACAGGCAAGGGTGCTTTCTATGATAAAGATTATGGATTCTGGAGTAGACCTGGTGTACCTAAAGTTCCAACAAATATACCTCTTAATTATAGCAAAGAACAAAATCCACTTGCAACAAGTCATTGGGAAGTTCCTGCTTTTGCAATGTATAAAAATATCGTTGCTCAAAGCGTATCTGAATATATAAGGAGAAATGTTTAAATTATGAATCTTTATAGGCAAGTAAATCAATGGTTGACTGAAAATTATGAGCCTTTAGGACATTGGATGTATTTTAATGCTACACCAATGTTTGTTGGTGCAGTAACAATGAATAGTGTACCAGGAGTTCGTATAGTACAAAAATTTATTGATGGTTCAATGAGAAAAGAACTTGCATTTGCTATAGACATGATTACAAGCTATGATAATTCAGGTACTAGCGATGTGAATATGGAAGCACTGGATGAGGTTCAGAATTTTTCCGAATGGATTGATAATCAATCAATTGATTCCGGACCAGATTTTGGAGAAAAGTGTGACATAGAAAAAATAGAAGTACTTACCAATGCCCCAACATTATTAGTTGATACAACCAATCAGTTATCTAAATATCAATTTCAAGTAAAAATAACATATACAGAAAGGAAGGAATAAAAATGAAATTAGCACGAGAAGCATTAATGCATTACATTGATAGTTCTTTTGGAACAGGCAGTGCAACATGGTTTCTTATCGGAAAAGATATTGACGATATGTCAGTAGAACTAAATCCTGATACAGAGACCACTAAGAATATTTTAGGAGAAACAACTGTAAAAGATAATGGTTATGAGCCTAGCATGTCAGCTGACCCATACTATGCTAATCCAGAAGATAGCATCTATGAGAAACTTGTGGATATTGCTATGAATAGACTTAAAGGTGATAAGTGTAAAACTCAGATTCTTGAAGTTATTATCAAAGATACCGCAGAAACCACTCATCAGGCATGGGTAGAAGATGTTATCGTTAAGCCACAGTCTTATGGTGGTGATACATCAGGAGTATCAATTCCATTTGATGTACTCTTTGATGGAAATAGAAAAGAAGGTACAGTAACTATTGCTAGTGGTGTACCTACATTTACACCCAAAAAAGGCTAGTCAGGGGACTAGCGATATAAAGGCACAATCATTAGATGATGAACATAAAACCATTATTGATTAGATACAAGGATAAGGGTATTAATTTATCCTTATCCTATTTTTTATATAAGGAGAAAAATTATGGCAGGAATTAAAATTGAAACAGGATTAAAGACATACGATATAGAAGATGAGAATGGAAACGTAAGAGGACAAATCTCATTCAATCCTTCAGATATTAATTTATATCCCCGTGCTGAAGCAATGCAGGAGCACATTAAAGAGTATATCAAAGAACTTACAAGTATTAACGAAAATGAGGTTAATATAGTAAATGAGTTCGATAGGATGGATAAACTTATTAAGAATGAAATTAATACGCTTTTTGATGATGAAAATGCAAGTAACGTTGTGTTCGGAAATCAGAGTGCATTATCTTCATATAAAGGCGTAACATTTGTTGAAAGATTCTTATTAGCTTTCATGCCAATAATTCAGAAGGAGACAGAAGCTGAGTTTAAAAAGAGTATGAAACACATTGAGAAATATACAAAGCAGGTAGAGTAATATGATTGGTAAGTTACCAACAACATTGAAAGTTGATAATATTGATTATGAAATCCGCACAGATTATAGAGATATATTAGTTATCATGCAAGCATGTATGGATGACGAACTCACAGATATGGAAAAAATAATGGTGGTTCTTTCAATTCTTTTTAAGGATAAGATACCCAAATCAACCGGTACAGCATATGAAAAAGCTTTATGGTTCTTAGATGGTGGGCAGATTCAATCAGAACAATCATCACAGAATCAGCATATGCGACCACAATTATATGATTGGGAACAGGATGAGCAGATTATTTTTTCAGCTATCAATAAAATTGCTGGATATGAAGTAAGAGATGTTAAGTACATGCACTGGTGGACATTTATTGGATTATTCAATGAGATTGGCGAAGGTATGTTCTCTACTGTAGTTCGTATTCGAGAAAAGAAAGCAAAGCATAAAAAATTAGAGAAGTGGGAACGTACTTTTTATAATGAGAATAAAGATATTATAGATTTAAAGAGGCGTAAGAATAAACGTAGTCAAGCAGAAAAAGATGCTTTGGATGCGTTAATTGGATAGAAAGGAGGTGCATAGATAATGGCAGATGGTAAAGTTGTAATTGAGACTGGATTGGATTCTACAGGGTTAAAAAAAGAATTAAACAATCTAAAACCTCAATTTACAGAAATGGGAAACACAGGAACCAAAGCTATGAACCAGATAAGTAATAGCATGAACGGTGCAACTAAATCTATAGGTTCATTAAAAAGTTCATTAAAAGGAATTATTGGCACATTAGGTCTTGTATTTAGTTTGAAAGCTCTTATTAATTTTGGTCAACAGGCTGTTAATGTAGCATCAGACTTAACTGAAGTTGATAATGTGGTTCAAAAAGCATTTGGAAATATGCGAGGTGAAATGGATGCTCTTGCAGATAGTTCCATTAAAAATTTAGGAATCTCAAGACTAGAAGCTTATCAAACCGGTTCTACCTTCATGGCAATGGGAAAGTCAATGCTAACCTCTTCACAAGATGCTAAAGATATGGCATTAAATTTGACAAAATTAAGTGCTAATATGGCATCTTTCTTTAATACCTCCAATAAATATGCCGCAATTGCACTGAAATCTATATATACAGGTGAAACAGAGACTTTGAAGCAATATGGTGTTGTTATGACTGAAGTAAATTTAAAACAATTTGCTTTAGCTCAAGGTATTACAAAATCATATAATGAGATGTCTCAGTCTGAGAGAGTAATGCTTAGATATCAGTATGTAATGCAACAGCTTGGATATATAGGAGATGACTTCATTGATACTCAAGATTCATGGGCTAACCAAACAAGAGTATTGAAAGAGCAATGGAAAGAATTTTTAGGTGTATTAGGTACTGGAATAATCACTGTATTAACTCCTTTAGTTAAAGCACTTAATATGATTATGGGTCGTATGATTGCTATAGCTAAATCTATAGGTTCTGTACTATCCAACGTATTTGGTATACAGGTTCAAAGTGCTAATCAAGTTAGTGGAGCTATATCAGACACAGCAGGTGCCTTTGATGATGCTACCACAGCAGTTGGTGATTATGATAAAGCTACTAAAAAAGCATCTAAGACAGCTTCAAAATCATTAGCCGCTTTTGATAAATTAAATAATACAATGACTTCACAGTCTGATGGTGATGCAGGCGCAGGAGGTGCCGGAGGGGGCGGTGGTCTTACAACACCGGACATTAGCTCAGGCACAAATTCTGTTATAGACCAAGCAAATTCTAAAATTAATACAGTTTTAGATGGTATGAAGAAACGATTATTAGAGCTTGTAGATTTACTTAAAAAAGGTTTCAAAAATGGATTAGGAACTGATTTTGATGCTAGTATCAAAAGAACTCAGAAACATCTTGCAAGTATTGGTAAACAATTACAAGATATATTCACTAATCCGAATGTTATAAATGCGGCAAATAATTGGGCTAATAATGTTGCGTATGCTTTGGGACAGCTTGCAGGAAGCATGGTTAGCATAGGTCAAACAATAGTTGAAAATCTGGTTGGTGGAGTTGATAGCTTTTTATCAAAAGACAGTGGATATATTACTGACAGAATAGTTGGATTATTTGATATATCAAGTAAAGTAGCTCAGATTACCGGAAACTTATCAACAGCTATAGCTGAGATATTTACTGTGTTTAGAAGTGACACTGCTAAAAATATAACTGGAGATTTCATGGGAATTAATGCAGATTTAGCATTAGGTTTTATGGAATTAACTGGAAGATTATCTTCAGATTTATATAATTTGATTGCTCAACCCATTATTGATAATAAGGATAAAATTCAACAAGCTGTAATGGGATTGCTTGAACCTATATCTATTGCAATGGACACCATTCATGGTGCAATAAAGAATACATTTGAACAGATTTTTAACGTGTATGATGAATATTTAGCACCTGCTTTTCAAAATATAACAGATGGATTTAGCAGTTTAGTAGGTAGTCTTTTAGATGTATGGAATAGTCAAGTAGCCCCATTTTTAACAACAGTAGCAACGGCAGTCCAAACATTGTGGAATACTCATCTCCAACCTTTTGTTAATAATCTAATTGCACTTGTTGGAAAAATAGTACTTGCAATAAGTAAATTATGGAAAAATGTACTTGAACCATTGATTGCATGGATTGTTGCTAATGTAGTTCCGGTTATAACTCCTATTTTGGAAACACTGGTAAAATATGTATCATCAATTATAGGAACTATAGCTGATATTTTATCAGGCATGATGGAAACTCTTAGTGGAATTATAGATTTTATTACTGGTATATTTACAGGTGATTGGTCATTAGCTTGGCAGGGAGTTCAGGAAATATTCACAGGAATTTGGAATGCATTAACTGGATTCATCTCAGGCATATGGTCAACTATTAAGTCAATTTTCACCGGAGCAATTTCAATAATTGTTCAGTTCATAAAAACTGGATTCAATGCGGCAAAGACTGCTATTACAACAATTTTTGGAGGCATTAGAAGTTTCATTTCAAATACGTGGAGTGGCATTAAATCTACAGTGATAGGAGCTGTCAATACGCTCAAATCATATGTAGTAAATGGATTTAGTTATATGCAGAGTGGTATTGCACGTATAATGAATAGTATTCTATCTATTATCTCTGGAATATGGCAAGGAATATATAATGTGGCTAGGTCATATATTAATTTTATTCTGAGTGGTATACAGAGTATGGTTAATGGAATAATTGGAGGTTTTAATTCTATGATTAGGGCACTTAACCATTTACATTTTAGCATCCCTGATTGGGTTCCTGGATTAGGTGGTAGGTCATTAGGATTTAATCTCAGTACTATATCAAGAGTTAGCTTGCCTAGACTTGCAACCGGAGCGGTGCTTCCAGCAAATCAACCGTTCTTATCCGTTGTAGGTGACCAGAAACATGGAACTAATATTGAGGCACCATTGGATACAATTAAGCAAGCATTAAAAGAGACTTTGCAGGGTATGAATATGTCAGATAACTCACCAATAGTGATTGAAATTGATGGAAAAGAAGTATTTAGAGCTATTAGAAATCAAGATAGACAATTCATAAAGCAAACCGGTAAAAGTGCATTTTCTTATTAAGGAGGGAAAGTATGAGTTATAATGGATATTTGATTAAAATAGGTACTTTTACTTTTCCTCTCAAGCACATTGAGTATGGAACATATAAAGTGAAAGTGAATGGACAAGATATAGATAGCTTCAGAAATGCAAACGGAATATTAACAAGAAACGCTTTAGAGCACATGCCTTTATCAATATCATTTGATATATTGGATGGGCTGGACAATGAAACTTTTGAAAAAGATATAATGAAGCCTATGCGAGACAGATACGAAAATAGTAATGAAAAAGATGTTACTATGAAAGTATTTGTACCAGAAATAAATGATTATATCACACAAAAAGTATATAAAGTTGATACTGAATTTACAATAGACGATATTGAAGAAAATTTAGTTTATTATGATACAGTATCATTTGAATTTGTAGGTTACTAAGGAGGATGTATGATAGATTATAAGTATTATGATTTATTTGATAAATCGTCTGTTGATAAACAACTAAAAATTGTATGTCAAGATGGAACTATTCTAACAAATAAAAATTTTTCATCTACATCCAGTGATTTCTCATTGTCGGAGTCATTATGCTCCGACAGTAAATTATCATTTGGTAAATGCGAGTCCTCTTGTCTGAAAATCAAAATAGCTAATACAGTAAATTCATTGAAAGGTCAAACGTTACAAGTTACCGAAACTTTAGCTAATAAAGATGATGTACCATTTAAAATTGGTACATATATAGTTGATGAAGATACACTGACAAGCGATAAAAAATATAGAAATATTACGGCTTATGATAGATTATACTCAATATCATCCATGAATGTAAGTGATTGGTATAGTAAGTTATTTCCTAGCAAGCAAGTGCCCTTAATTAGATACGAAAATGTTACCAAAGAATGGACATATACTGGTATAGATGGCAAAGAAATAACAGAGTATTATGAGGAACTTGAACCCATTACTTATTATCAAACTGAGTATGAGTCTATAACACTAAAAGCTTTTAGAGACTCATTTTTTAAGTATATTGGATTAACTCAGCAATCAACCACATTGGTTAATGATGATATGAAAGTATCCAAATCAGTAGATGATATTGACTTGACTGCTAAAGATGTACTTGAAGCAATCTGTGAGATTAATGGAGTCTTTGGAAAAATGTCCAGAGATGATGTATTTACATATGTAGAGCTAAAACCATTTTCAAGAGGATTATTCCCAAGCAAGACTTTATACCCGAATAAATCATTATTTCCTAGAAAACCTGGAAATGTTGATACTCGTAGATTAGAGATGGGCGAATATAAGACACTTCAGGTAGGAGATACTAATTTTGAACAGATTACAAAATTACAAATACGTCAAAGTGAAGATGATATTGGTTATATTGCTGGGGATGATACTGGAGTAACTTATATTATTCAAGGTAATTTTTTAACATATTCATCAGGGACTGAGGAATTAAAGACTATTGCCAATAATGCTCTTTCTAAGATATCTAAAGTAATTTTCAACCCAGTAAACATTACATTGCAAGGTAACCCTTGTGTGGAGACTGGTGATACTATTAGAATAATAGACACGAATAATAACGTATATAAGTCTTATGTATTACAAAGAACATTAACCGGCATTCAAATGATTATGGATAGCATTATATCGGAAGGTGACCAGTCTCTTGCAGAAGTTAATGGTATACATCACGACATTCTCAAGTTACAAGGAAAAACGAATGAGTTATCTCGTCTTATTGAAGGCACATCCTCTATTTTAAATGATTATGCTAAAGGATTAAAATCCGAAATAGCACAAAAGACAGACTCAATAAAACTTGATGTATCAAAATCATTCGCTGTCACTAATGATACAATTAAGAAAGTGCAAGCAGACCTGGAACTTAAAATTGATAAAGATGATAATGGTCAGATTATATCAATGATTAATGCAAGTGCAGATGTTATTAATCTAACTGGTAATCGCTTGACACTTGGGTCTGATAATTGTACAATTACAAAGGACGGAACTATAACAGCTAAAAATGCTTTACTAAGTGGTTCATTCCAGTGTGGAGACTATGCGAGCAAACAGGGACAATTTTTCTATGCATCTGATACAGGAGATTGTGGTGCTCAGACATTAAAGCTATATACAAGCTTAGGTATAGGTACAGAGGTAGGGACTGACCAATATTTTGCAGAAATGACATCCTCTCCAGATGAATTTTTAGCCTACTTTGGATTAGCTTCAAGCAACTATATGCGTATGAGAATAGATGCATCCACGACCACTGTTGAAGGCTATGATGGTGAGAGAAACACCGCATGGTTGACAATGTATGGAGATGTATGGAATGCACAAAGTACAGGAAAAGACACCACTTGCCTGGACAATAATTTAGTTATAAATGGAAAATTCCAAGTTAATGGTAATTCATATTTTAATGTATCACAGACTATATTAAAGTCAGCTTGGCGAGGTGACGGATATCCTGTAATGATTCAGATGGGACACGAGCTTACATTTCAATGGGATGATCGTAACCTATATGTATATGTGGATAAAACACAAATAGGGCGTGTTAATATATCTTAGCATAATAAGAACTTAATGAAAGGAGAAATTAAACATGGAAAAACCCGCAAGCTTATTAATCCAAGAAACAAGAAACAAAATAATCAATATCTTAAATGAGTCTAAATTACATCCAAGCATACTTGAATTAATTATGAAAGACATAATGAATGATGTTACCAATGTTTCAACAAAAGTTAAAAATAAAGAACTGGAGGAGTACAATAACAAAGTACTTGAAGAAGCAAAAAATAATGCAGAAGACGAGCAAACACAAAATAATGCAGAAGATGAAGATAAGGAGGAATAAATTATGGCCTTTGTTGATGATTATAGTCCAATTAACTTTGTAGATTTACCCAATGAGACCACTCCCATTGATGCTGAGAATCTTAATAAGATGGACAGTCAAATTAAAAAATTAAGCACACTTGCTTCAACTACAGACCCTGAAACAACTGAAGATAGATTGAGTGGATTAGAAGAAAAAACTAATTCACTAAAGGAAGATTTATCCAACAAAATCACAAAGTTCTATGCATCGAATCAAGGCGAAACTCACATCACTGATTCTGACAATGGAAAGATTCAAGATATGATGATATATGGCAAATCCTCACAGGATGGAACACCAACACCAGAAAATCCAGTTGAGATTAAGAGCGTTGTGAATCCAACAGTAAAACTACTTGGAAGTAATATCTTAAAAATTAGAGATGGTGAATATCAAGATGTTGGATGTACCATTACTGTAAGCAACGGAGTTATAAAATTAAACGGAACATCTACCGATAATAAACGTATTTACTTGCCAATAGATACCCCATCTATGCTTAAAGAAGGAACTGAAATTATATTTTGTCCAAATAATATAGGAGGCACTGAACATTTAAACAAATGCTACATTGATTATAGCAACGAGAACACAAAGAGCTTTTCAATTACAAGCAATACTATCAATACACCTTATGTAATTACAAGACAAGATGCTATGTATGAATTTAAGTTATGTATTAAAATTACAAGAGGAAATACTTTCAACAACGAAACATGGAAGCCACAAATCTTAATAGGTAAACAAATTACTCCATTTGAGCCATACAAAGAGCAATCAATACAGTTGCCAATAACATTAAATGCTATTCCAGTCTCAAGTGGTGGTAATGTCACAATCAACGAACAGCAGTATATTGCGGATTATGTGGATGTTGAAAATGGCAAAATAGTAAAATGTGTAGAAAAATTATTTCTTAAACAGGCTCACTGGGGAATAGCAATTAATAAAGGTGTTCTTAGATTTTATGGTAGGACAAATGAAACACTAGGGATAGATGGTAGTAAAATTATAAAAAACGCTTTTTCAATTAGCAGTCATTTCGCTTTTGTTACTAATACGCCAGATAGAATTGGAACTTTTATAGCAAATACTGACGGAACTAAAGCTAACATTGGTTTTGCATTTAGCACAGATACAACAATAACATCAGATGATTTTAACAATTGGATTTTAAATAATAAGCCATTTGTGCTTTTACCAGTTTTAAAAGAAGAATTGCCTTTAACATCAGAACAGATACAGGCATTAAAAGAACTTGCAACCTATTATCCAGTAACAGACATCAGTGTCAATTCAGAACAGCTTGACGGATATACAGTATTTAACTATCCAATTAGCATAGCTAACGGATGGAACTATGTAAAACAACAGTTAAATGACAACCGAGATTATATCTATGATATGGATACACAATCGGCAGAAGCATATGTAAATTCAGAGTATGCAGTAGCATTAACAGAATTGGAGGTATGATTATGTTATACAAAGCATTATTAAAACTTAAAGAAAGAAACGGACTGACAGACAATTTAAAGAATAAAATTGATATTTTCTTTGCAGTTGGGAGAATCACAGAGGAACAGTACAATGAGTTGATGGATATTAATAAGGAATAAGAACCGAAAGCGGAAGCTAATTACTAAAGGAGGGCTAAAACAATGAAAAGAACAATGAAAAGAACAATGAAAAGAACAATAATAGCTATGGTGATTGCAATGGCGGGTTTTAATGCTGTACCGGTGTCGGCATGTACACCACCGTTAAATCCGCCGTCTGTTAAAATCCCAGATATTAATTTTCAACCGGATGGTGCTTTAGAAGATGCTATTAACAATGCTGTAAAAAATTGGCTCGAGAAATGCGTCCTCGCTACTCCGGTGGTGAAATATGCATCTTACTACAAGAGTGTATCAAGGTATTTTCATTACAGTCACGTAGCAGTCAAGTGGTCAAAGGTCGAAAACGCAACAACCTATAAGGTGCGTATCACAAAAGCCGATGGAACTTACAAAGAATATGATACAACCTATACAGCATTTTACTCCACGAATTATACGGATGATTTTATTGCTGACGGAATGGACGGAGCCACAGTAAGCGTCAGAGCTTATGGCGATAACGATACATTCGGCTATTGGTCAGATGATATTAATATTGTGAGATTTAGATATTAGAGAGAGCTATTGACAATTACACTATGCAATTAATGCAGGAAGGAATAATTTAATATGGGAAAAACATATAGAATTTTAGTGCAAAGTTTGAAACGCTTATATCAAGCTGTCCCTCAGAGAGTCACAAAGAAAGATATTGATAAGCGATTGAAAAATGGAACTATAAATCAAGAGGAATATGATTATATTCTCAATTAATCTTAATTAACGTATGTACAAAATAATATAAAAATGTTATAATACATAAAAAGAAAGGAGAATTGTAATTATGATTTTAGTTGGTTCAGCTAGGCAGGATGAAAGAGGAAAGTACTCAGGTGGAAAAGCTGGTGACCAGACAGGTCAGGAAGTAACGACTCAAAGATTCTATATCCATCGAAAAGGTTGGAATGTGTTGAGACCCAAATCTGTAAGTCATGCAAATGCTATTGGAACAAAAATGTATAATGCTTGTGGTAATCCTAATATAGGATATGACCAATACAATCGGTTAGGTGTGGTAACACATGGCATTGGTACTACTACACCAACAGAATGTGATTGCTCATCACTTGCTAGGGAGTGTGTTAAAGAAGCTACTAATGTAGACCCAGGAAATTTCACTACAGCAAATGAGAAATCAAAGTTATTAGCTACAGGACTATTTGACAATCTTGGTCAGTATAGAAGCGGAATGAAGCTGTATAAAGGTGATATACTTGTTACTTGTACCAAAGGACATACTGTAATAGTAACAAGCTCTGATTATTCCAGAGATACATCTTCGCCTAAACCATCTGCTCCTGCAGTTAGTAATGAATACTATCATGTAGGTACCAATTATACATTACAAGTTGAGCTTAAAGTTCGTACAGGAGCAGGTACTAATTATAGAGCTAAAAGACATTCAGAATTAACTTCTGGAGGCAGAGCACATGATAACGACAGTGATGGTGCATTAAACAAAGGCACAGTCGTAACTTGTCAACAGATAACAAAAATTGGAAGTGATGTCTGGATTAAATGTCCATCTGGATGGCTTGCCGCATACTATCAAGGACATAGATATGTCAGTTAGTGGGTGATATATGATTTCAATAGTTGTAGCGTTAATAACTGGTGGATTATCCTTCATTGGGATTATATATACCTCTAAACAGCAATACAGTATCACGATTGAAGAAGTCAAAAATGAAGTAGCTCTTATAAAGAAAGATATTAAGAGTTTAGAAGAAAAACAAGATAAACATAATTCATTAATTGAACGAGTTTATGGCATTGAAGCTACATTGAGAGTTATGGACACTCGTGAGAGAGTAAGTGAACATCGAATTGAAGATTTAGAGAAAAAAGAAGGTGAGTGAAATGAAAAATCTTATACTGAGTGACAAGACATATAGCTTGTTAAAATGGGTAGCATTAATTTTGCTTCCTGCTTTGGGTACTTTGTACTTTGCACTTGCAAGCATATGGGGATTACCTTTTGGTGAACAGATTGTTGGTACTATCACAGCAGTTGATACTTTTTTAGGTGCAATTTTGGGTATTAGTACTAACAATTATAAGAAAAATGGAGGAACTAATTAATGGAAGAAAAGGACAGCTTAGCTAGTGAGCTTTTACATTTAGTAAAAACTCAAGCTCGTAGATGGTTTATTGCATTTATTGTGGTACTTATAATGTTATTTGCCACGAATCTTGCATGGCTATATGCATGGAATCTACCTAGTGAAGAATCAACTTCTGAGTCTTATGACATACAATCGGAAGATAATGGAAGTGGAGGTGTTAATATTGGCACGAGTGAGAGTGACGAAAACTAGAACAGTAAAACGTACCAACAGACCTCGTTCAAGAAGAAGGTCAAAGAGGTAATAAATGACAATTTCAGAATTTACCAAACCAGAGCTTGACTATTTTAGGCAAAATTGTAATTTTGTAAATCTTGAAATTAAATTGTTTGAAGAAAGAGCTAAAGGAATTTCGTTAGAACAAATTGCTGAAGATTTACATATATCTTATGATTATGCTAGACAGTTAAGTAGAAAAGTTAATAAGAAGATTCTCAAAGTCTTATAATAACACATTGAGTACACATTTAACACATTGTTAGATGTGTACTTTTTTATTATATTAAAGTTAAGAAGGAGGAAATATTTATGACAGTAGAAGATATTTTTGATAATTTGGTTTCTAACGAAAAATTAAATACAATTCCTTCAGCTTATATTGTTAAAATTGCTTTAGAGACCATTAAACTATTAGAGCAAAATAATTTAATAGATTTGGAGGATACACATGAATCCATATAATAATTATAATATGGGGATGAATAATTTCTATCCCAATCAATTTTCAACATTAACTCAACCTCAAATGTCCACGCAAAATCTTATTAGAGTCAATGGCATTGATGGAGCTAAAGCTTATCAGATGTCAGCTAATAGCACAGTAGCATTATTCGATACAAATGAGGATATAATGTATGTGAAGTCAACAGATGGTGCTGGCTTTCCTTCTATAAGGACATTCTCATTTACAGAAATAAAAGAAAATACAAAAGTATCACAAAATACTGATTATATAAGTAGGCAAGAATTTGAAGATTTTAAAAAGGAGTTGATGAACAATGGCAAGCAGTCTATTTCAAGGTCAAAATCAAACCTCACAGATAAATCCGCAGATAATTAATCAGGCAAAAGCTATGATGAATAATGTAAATCAAATCAAAGGAATAATGAACATGCTTAGTGGAAAAGGATTAAATCCAGAACAAGCAGTTAGAAATATTTGTCAGCAAAGAGGTATAAATGTAGATGAATTTATGTCTCAGTTGAAATAAGGATTTTGCAAAATCAATATAAATATTAAAAAAATGGAAGGAGAATACTACTATGACAGATGGAGTATCTTTAGCAGACATCGCCGCTGTTACTGACAACAACAAAGATGGTATATTCGGTGGCGCAGGTGGTGGCGGAATGTGGATTTTCGCACTTTTAATCCTCTTACTTATTGGTGGAGGTGGTTTCTTTGGAGGAGCCAGAAATGTAAATGGAGAACCAGTTACAGAAGCAGGTCTTTGTAATGCTATGAATTTTAACAATCTGGAAAATTCAGTTGGTAGGCTGAATGATAACCTTCAGCATGACTACCAGGGATTACAGAATGGAATCTGTAATTTAGGTTATGAAACACTGAGAAACTTTAATACAGTTCAGCAACAGGTTGCTGATTGTTGCTGTACAACACAGAGAGCTATTGATGGTGTTAATTATAACGGAGCTATTAACACTGCGGCTATTAACGCTAATACAACAGCTCAGACACAGAAGGTTCTTGATGCTATTCAGCAGAATAAGATTGATACTTTACAGGCTCAGGTCAACCAGCTTCAGCTTCAGTCCGCTATGTGTGGTGTAGTTAGATATCCTAATGCAACAACATACACAGCAGGTATGAACCCTTACTGGAATCAGTCATGTTGCAACAACGGTTGTAACATTTAAGTCATTTTTAGACAAGGTTTGAAATATTAGAGGAATGCCTTGTCGGTGTTCCTCTTTTTTAATGAAAGGAGATAATAATATGAGTTGTAAATCAGGAATTTATGTGGTTAATACTACAGCAGGAACATCTATTGGTATTGGTGGTACTTATGTACCATCTACAGTAATTAGGCGATATGGAAAGTATTGTCAGTTAGGTGGTAATGGTGTATCAATCGGTAATTGTCAAGGTGGAGCTGGGTATTATGATGTAAATGCCTCTGTATCAGTAACCGCAAGTGCCATAGGAAATATCACTGCTACACTTTTCAAAGATGGAGCACCGGTACAAGGAGCTACAGCTATCGCAACAGCAACAGCAATAGGTGATGTTGTAACACTTCCTATATCAGCTCTTGTAAGATTAAACTGTGATTGTGATACAGCTAATCTTACAATAGTTATTGGAGGTCAGGCAGTAACTGCTCAGAACCTTGCGTTTGTTGTAAAAAAGGAGTGATAAGCTATGAGAAAAATTAATAAATATATAGACCATATTAAAGATGAAGTTGATGGAGCAGAGGAATATGCGGAAAAGTACATTGAATTGAAAGTTAATAACCCTCAATGGGCTAAGCTTTACCATGATATGAGTAATCAAGAATTACTACATGCTTAGAATTTCAAGGAAATGGGAGAATCTATATATGCGGAGATGAAGAATACTTATATGCCGGAAGAGACAGAGGAAAGATGGGAACACTGTATGCGAAAATATGCAGACAGAGTGGCTAAAATTAAAGTGATGTTATCAATGTAGGTGAACATATGACTTTTAATGAGAGTATTCCAATAGCAAAAGAACTTGCAGAAAATGAGCTTGCTAAACATTTTGATGTTGATGCTTTTATAATTCTTGCACTTGTAGATAAGATGAATATTGATTTAGTTCCGGATAGCAATGTGGATGAAGCCATTACAGATATCCAAGACTTGTTCATTACTTACATGAAGAATAGAAGTATTAGTAATCTTGAAGCATTAATGTCTACTATTAGAAAGATGTTAAGTGAATTATATCACACTTGTACAGCAGAGGAAAAAGAAGTATTCACTAAGTATCTATCTAATTTAGAAGATATAGTACAGACAGCGAATGTATAAGAATAGAGAGGACAAACATCCTCTCTATTTTTTTTTATTTAGTGTACATAAAACTATTGACAATAATAGTTTTATGTATTACAATATAAGTACATTAAAGGAAAGGAAAAAATAACATGGTACATTCAATCACATTACAACAGGAAATCGAAAAATGGTGGAAGCATTTAGATAAAGTTATGACAGTTGCAGAAAGTTTAGATGATATAAAGATAGGCGATTGTACATTCAGACCTTGGGGAGATAAACATCATTACAATATGAAAACTAAATGTACATCAACTTATTTAAGAACGTTTCAAAGTACTGAACCAGTTGAGAATACAAAAGGAGAAATCGTATATCCTATATTAGATGTGTATATTGATATATGTAAAGGAAGAAAATATACATCTTATAAAAAAGTTAGATGTCATTGTTCTTGTTAAAAAGGAGGAAATAATAATGATTAAAATACATATTGGAGAGCCTAAAAAGCTCTCTAACAATATACTCGTTAAAAAATCAGCTTTTGTAAGTTTTGATTATAATCCAGATATTGTTTCTTTTATCAAGCAAATGGGAACAAGAGTTTATAACCCGGATAATCACACTTGGGAAATGCCAATCAATAATATAATAGGTTTGTGTAATAAGTTTGAAAATGAAGAAATTCAAATATCCGGAATATATGAAGATTTACACAAACAGGAATTTGAGATTGATATTCCAAAGGATTTTAAATTTAAGACAAAGCCTTTTGCACACCAGATTGATGGTGTAAGATTTGGACTGAATAAAAAGAAATTCTTGTTATGCGATGACCAAGGATTGGGAAAAACAAAGCAAATTATAGATTTTGTTGGATGTCTTGAGAAAACAGATACAATCAATAAGGTACTTATCGTATGTGGTGTCAATTCACTCAAATATAATTGGCAGTCAGAAATTAGTATTCATTCAGATGAAAAAGGATGGGTACTAGGCACACGTTTTAGAAAAACTACAGGAAAAGCTTATGAAGGAAGTACAAAAGATAAGCTTGACGATTTAGATAATCTTCCAGATTACAGATATATAATCACTAATATTGAGTCACTTAGAGCAGGAGCTAAAAAGATAACCAAAAGCAAATATCATTTTCCGATTGCTGAAAAGTTACAACAGCTATGCAAAAATGGAACAATCTCAGTTATAGCTTTTGATGAGTGCCACAAGTCAAAAGAACCTACTTCTTTACAAAGTCGTGCAATGATAAACGTACAAGCTAAATATATGGTTGCTATGAGTGGAACACCACTTATGAATAATCCACTTGATTTATACTTCCCGATGAAGTGGTTGGGATATGAGAATCATTCATTTTATCAATTCAAACAGCACTATTGCACATTAGGTGGCTGGGGTGGTTCACAGGTTGTAGGTTATAAAAATCTTGAAGAAATAAGAGCTATGATGGATAATATCATGCTTAGAAGATTAAAGACAGAGGTTCTTGACTTACCAGAAAAGATTAGAAAGATTGAATATGTTGATATGACACCTAAACAGAATCAAATTTATAAAGAAGTATATAATGGTGTTATGTCAGATTTACAAAAGATTAAATTTTCAAACAATCCGCTTTCTATGATGATTAGATTAAGACAAGCCACAGGTTGGACTGGTATTATATCTGATAAAGTTCAGGAATCTGCTAAAATGGATAGAATGATTGAATTAGTACAAGAGATTGTTGAGAGTGGACAGAAAGCAATTATTTTTAGCAACTGGGAAAGTATGACAGAAGTTGCAAGAGAAAAATTGAAATCTTATAACCCAGCTTATATCACAGGTGCAACTAAAGCAGATGAAAGAATGAAGGAAGTTGATAGATTTCAGAATGATGATAAATGCAAAGTAATTATAGGAACTATTGGAGCAATGGGAACCGGATTAACATTAACAGCCGCACAGAATGTTATCTTTTTAGATTCACCTTGGAATATGGCTCTTAAAGCACAGGCAGAAGATAGAGCTCATAGAATTGGTACAAAAGGAACAGTTAATATCATTACTCTTGTATGCAAAAATACCATAGATGAGCGAATTGAGGAACTTGTTGAAAAGAAAGGACAAATTGCAGATGCATTAGTAGATGGAAAGATTTCAGTTGATGATATAAATTTCTTATTATCATAAATAAAAAATACATAAAACTATTGACAATAATAGTTTTATGTATTACAATATTAACAAAGCAACATATATATATCATTTTTGGAGGATTAAAAATGAAAATTTACAAAGTATTTAAAAATTCACATAAAATATTAGCATATGTGAAAGTAAGTGAAAATGCTTGCAAAACAATATTTGATACATCATATGCCGCTCTACAATTAGTGAGGTATAATTATAATGATGATAGTATTAATGGAACACAGTTAGTTGATGTGGGTGAACCACTTGAACCTGGTGTGCCTATACTTACGATATGTGCAGGAGAAAGAAGGTGATAATATGTCAGAAAAATTTTCAACAGCAAGAGCCGCACAGATACTTGATGTATCTACAAAGACCATTATTAGATGGTATAAATGGTATAATTCAAAATACTATGAGAAGCCAGTAGGTTTAGTTTTGCCCAAACCCGAAATTGATAACAGAGGTACAATGCTATTTACATTAGCTCAAGTACAAGAGTTAAAACGATTTTCTCAGTTATTAAAAACTGAATATCGTGGATGTATGGCAGAATTTAATGCTATGTATCAGTGGGGAAAACGTGGTACTCAAATTTTACAGCTAGGTAAGCAATACAAGAAAAAGAAGGAGACATTAAATGAGTAGAAGAGATGGATTTGACTTGTCAAAAATCATTGATGAATATAAAGAGTCAAAAGATAAAGAAAATGCACTAAAAAAAGTAAATAATGCTCTTAGTGAGAATATTAAGGGCTATATGTATGGACATGATATGAGTTCAGCAGATTCAGAGAAATATACTGCTACATTGACAAAAACCGATACAGAATCACTAAATGAGGATTTAGCGATTGAGCTTATAAAAGAAAATCTTGAAGGTGCTTTATTAAATACAGTTATCAAAACTAAAGAATATATTGATGAAGATGCTTTGGAAAAACTTGTATTCAATGGACAGTTTGATATTAACAAACTAGCAAAAGCTAAGATAACAAAGACATCTTATACATTAAGAGTCACAAGAAGAAAGGAGTGATGATATATATGGACGGTTATAGAGAAAATTGTATAGAATGGATAACAGGTGAGGATACTATTACACTTTCAATTAGTCAAAAGAAATTCATAACTAAAATTGAGTCATTATGTAAGAAACATCCTGACAAAGCTAAAATTATAACTTATAATAATGATGGCAGTATTTTAGCTAAATTACCACTTAAAGCATTAAAGCTTTCTATAATTGAAAAAGAACTTACAGACGAACAAAGAGAAGAAATGGCACAAAAAGCCAAAAAGAGATTTCACGGAGGTAACTAAGAATGAGTAAAATTTGTAAATATGCAGGAGACCCAACAGACGAGTATTGTAAGAATTGTAATGGAATAACAATGGAAGTTGATGGCAATTCTATTCCATGTATTGAGTGTGCAGGCTACGAAGCAGGGAAAGAGGAGACAGATACTAATGAAGAGGTTATGAATCCTCCTGTTGAAGAGACAGAAGATGCATCTGTTGAGGAGACAACAAACAACGTAGAAAAATCAGTCGAAGAAGCAAGTAAAACTAAAAAGAGTAACAACAATACAGCTACTAACAAAAATGTAAAATCTACACCAAAAAACAAAGAAACAATCAACAAAAAAGAGGATAAAGCTGTTAAAGTTAAAGAAGAGAAGAAAGCTGTTGAGACAACTAATGACATCAAAGTGGTATCTATGAGATATACATCCGGTGCTACAGTTAAAAAAGGAGATAATTATTTCAAGTTTATAGCTGAGGAAGAGTGGGATGTATCACAGACAGAACAGAACATTGATGATGTAAGAGAACAGTTATGGGCTAAACTTAATGCAGAAGTAGATAAGCAGATTGAGGAATTAAATTCTATCAATTAAGTATTGTAATTTACTTATTTGTATGTTATAATAAATGTACAGCGTGAGAGACACGCAACAGCTGATATTAGGTTGGCGGACTTAATATCTGTAACAACTTAATATCAGTAATTAGATAAGTTATACACATTGAACCGCCATTCAATTTGTATAACTTATTTTTATTTTAAAAAGGAGGATACCATGATAACAGATTTATTAAGCACAGACGGTTTTATAATTTATAACAAAAAATTAGCTCGAACAATCGGAACAAACCCAGCTATATTACTTGGATATTTATGCTCAGAATATAATTTTTATTCAAGTAATGGTCAACTTGATAATGAAATGTTTTTCTGCACTCGTGAAAAAATTAAATATAATACAGGACTAACAGAAACGGAACAAAGAACAGCCACAAAAAAATTAAAAGAATTAGACATAATTGAAACTGAATTAAAAGGAATGCCTTCAAAGACATATTATAAGATAAATGAAAGTAATATATATTCAATATTAAGTTGTGAAGAAAGTTCACAACAAGGTCTAAGGAATCCTAACAACAAGATGTTAGAAAACCTTACAACAAGGTCTAAGGAATCCTTACAGCATGTTGTTAGAAATCCTCACACTATTAATAATATAAATAATAACTTAAAACAAAATACTAAAGATAATATAAAGAAAAATTCTAAAAAGAAATCTAAGATTGATATTAAAATCGAATCTATAGAAAAGAAGTGCTTAGAGTATGATTTAACTGATGAAGTTATAGAACTTTTAAGTAGATTCTTTAGAAATCTTTTAGAAAACCATAAAATGGTTACAGATGATAAAGTAAATGCTATTTTAACAAGATTAGCAAAAGTAAGTACAAAAACTCAGATAAATGCTATTCAGTTATCTCTTGATAATGGATATATGAATATAGACCCGGATTGGTTGAAGGTGAAGTCGAACTCATCAAATCGGTTACCTCAGGAGTTAATATTAAATGGCACAACAACAGATGAGGGCAGAGAAAATTATCGTAACTTGATAAAAAATAATGACCCGAGCATAAAGCATTTTTAGGAGGGAGAATATATGTATACAATATCAAAATCAGATAAAAATATAGCGTATATGAAAGATTGTGTACTTCATAGCTTGCCACATGAACCTATTGGTATACATCAGAAAGATATATCCAATAATACTGGGTTCAACACAAGGGATGTAAGACATATTATTCAGCGACTCAGAGATGATGGATATGCAATATGCGGTACACCTAATGATGGATACTGGATAGCCCAAACCAGTTTTGAGTTAAATGATACAATAGCTAAAATGAGGTCTCATATAGAACAGAGCACGGATACCTTGGATGCACTCATTGAAGCACAAAAAAGATTAGAGATAAAAGAGGGGTTGAGATGAACATACAAGATTGTTGGTATAAACGGAAATGTACTAATAAATGCAGTGAAAACTGTCTAAGGTATAAATTAATGTATACATTATTTAGACAGTCTCAATTGCCCGAATCTTTATGGAAATACAAAGATTTAACAGCTTGTGATAATGGGGATGTCCAGTCATTTATGAAACTTAAAGACATTAGTGATAATATCCTAGATTTTATTAACAATGGAAATAATCTATATATTTATTCTTGTAACTGTGGTAATGGAAAGACAAGCTGGGCGATTAGATTGATGTACTCCTATTTTGATAACATATGGCATAAGTCTTGTTTAGATTGCAAAGCATTATTTATAAGTGTACCTAAGTTTTTATATAATTGTAAAAGGTCTATATCACAAGATGTAAAAGGTTTTGAGGACTTATGCAATCTTATTAGTGAAGTTGATTTGGTTATATGGGATGATATAGGAGAACTTGCAGTATCGGGTTATGAGCATCAAATTCTATTTCAGTACATTGATGATAGAATTAATGCAGGAAAAAGCAACATATACACAAGCAATAAAGATAAAGAACAGCTTGAAAAAGTGTTAGGTGATAGATTAGCTAGTAGAATATATAATTGCTCCATCCCTATCAAATTCATAGAGGAAGATAAAAGAGGTGTGCATTAATGGTAGAATTGCAAATAATAAATAAAGTGCTAAAAGACAAAGATACATCTCTTTTAGATTTAAATGATATAACAAGAGATTATTTCAATCAGTATCAGGAAGAATATGACTACATAATGGAACACAAACAGGAATATGGAAATGTTCCAGATTTAGAAACATTTATAGCAAAGTTTCAGGATTTTGATGTGGTCAATGTATCAGAAAGCACTGAATATCTTGTAAATACATTCCGTGAAGAATACTTGTATTCTCAGTCGGTTCCGGTGCTTACAAAGATGGCTGAACTATTACAGACAGATGCTTATGAAGCTGTAGATTATCTGAAAGCAAAAATACCTGAATTAAAGATTGCTGGCGCAGTAAAAGGAACTGACATTATATCACAAGCAAAAGAAAGACTTGAAGAGTGGAAAGAAACAAAAGATAATCAAGATACTCACTTTATAGCAAGTGGATTTGAAGAGATAGATGCTGACTTAGGTGGATGGCATAAAGGTGAGGAACTTGTAGTTTTATTTGCAAGAACTGGTCAAGGTAAATCATGGGTGCTTATAAAAATGCTAGAACATGCATGGAAAGTATATCATGCAAAAGTAGGACTTTTAGAACCTGAAATGTCAGCGAATAAAACAGGATATAGATTTGATACAGTACATCAGCATATATCTTCACAAGCATTATATCGTGGGGAAGACGTGCAAGGCTATGAAAAGTATATAAAAAGACTATCCTATGAGAATACACCTTTTTATGTTGCTCATCCAAGAGATTTTCAAAAGAAAGTAACTGTATCAAAGTTAAAAAGTTGGTGTGAATCAAATAAGTTAGATATACTTGCAATTGATGGTATCTCTTATTTACAGGATGAAAGAGGAAAAAGAGGAGATAATAAGACTACACAGTTGACAAACATATCCGAAGATTTAATGCAGTTAAGTATTGACTTAAAAATTCCGGTGTTGGTTGTTGTGCAGTCAAACAGAGAAGGAACAATAAATGAAGATTTACAACTTGAAAATATAAGAGATTCAGATGGAATAGCTTATAATGCTTCAATCGTTCTTTCAATTCAACAAAAAGAAGAAGGCTTGCAAATACAGAATATAAAAGCAAGAAATTCAAAAGTTGGAATTAAATGGGTGTATGCTTGGGATACAGATAGAGGTACTTTTGATTACATCCCTAATCCTGAAAAAGGAAAAGAAGATGAAGAAAAAAGTGAAGATTTAAGAAGAAGATATCACGATAAAGAAGAGGAGGAATATTAGATGCAAAAACCTATAATGATACAGGATGATTTCATGGGAGATTTTTATTTGGGTTGTCCAAAATGTAAAGAAGTAATTCATTTTCCATTGATAAATCCTACACAGAATAAACCTAAAAAATGTTACAAATGTGGAGAAGAATTTGATTGGACAGATATAAAGATGTGAAAGAGGTGAGGGTTTTTGATAAAACTACAAGATACTATTATACAAGCATCTACTGAGGATGTTATAAACACATTAAGATTTGATTTAGCACAAAAAGGACTTAACAGATTTGCTGTTGTGCGACCTAATGGAGAAAATTTGCAGTCAAATTGTCCTTTTCACAAGAATGGACAAGAACGAAAGCCATCTTTTGGTGTAAATGGTGAGATTGATAAATGTCATTGTTTCTCATGTGGCTGGGCTGGTACAATAGAAGAAATGATATCCGAATTATATGGGTATCAAGATGAAGGAAAGTTTGGAAAAAGATGGCTAATAAAAAGATTCAATACAGTAGAAATTGAAACAAGACCAAATATAATGGAGGGATTTAATGGAAGAAATACTGGCAATAATAGGAATACTTTCAATGACAGTAGTAATAGAGTTAGTGGCATTCAAAGTGATAGACATTTTATCACAGAAGAAGAATTAGACAAATATAGATATATTCATCCTTATATGTATGAAAGAAAAATGGATGATAGAGTTATTGAGATTTTTGATGTTGGTTATGATAAAGAAACCGAGTGTATCACATTTCCTATAAGAGATAAAAATGGTAATTGTTTATTCATTGCCAGACGAAGTGTAAATACAAAATTCTTTAGTTACCCGCAAGGAGTGGAAAAACCTTTATATGGTTTATACGAGTTATACCAATTAGATGAATTTCCAAAAGAAATATATATTTGTGAATCTATGATTGACGCAATAACTATATGGACTCATTGTGATAAATATGCTGTAGCTCTTAATGGTCTTGGAAATGATTTACAGTTTAGTCAATTAAATAATATGCCTAATAGAACATTTATACTAGCGACAGATAATGATTCTGCTGGTATCAAAGCTAGAATAAGACTTAAAAAATATATAACTAATAAAATTATAAAAGAAATAATATTACCATCAAATAGAAAGGATATAAACGAATGCACTTACAATGAATTTGAAAATATTAAGATAACATTTTAAGGAGAAATAATATGCAAGAAATTTGGAAAGATATTGAAGGTTATGAAGGACTATATCAGGTTAGTAATTTCGGAAGGGTTAAATCGTTAGACAGATATGTTTTAAGGAATGAAAATACATTGTTTGTGAAGGGTATAGTGTTATCTCAGTTAAATAATAGAGGTTATTTAACTGTAAGATTATGTAATAGTGGAAAATATAAAAATTATTTTGTGCATAGACTTGTAGCTAATGCTTTTATACACAATGATAATAATTATTCTGAAATAAATCATATTGACGAAAACAAGCATAATAATCATGTTGATAATCTTGAATGGTGTGATAGGAAGTATAATGTTAATTATGGTAGTAGAGCTGATAAATTTTCAAATTCTATGAAAGGTAAATTAGCTGGGAAAAATAATCCTAGATATGGAAAAATTGGAACTATGAATGGTAAACATCTAACCACTGAACAAAAGAATAAAATAAGAGTACAAGCATTAGGAAGAATATGGGTGCATAAAGATAAAGAAACAAAGCGAATTATGAAATATGAATTAGATAAATATATAATTGACGGTTATAGTTTGGGTAGAATATAAATGACTTGCAAGAAGAATTTTTAAATTGCAAAATTATTTTTTAAAAAACTGTTGACAAATATCTTTTTATGTATTACAATATACTTGTAAATAAGAAATACATAAAAAACAAAATACATAGAAGGAGGTAATTGATATGATAAATTTTAAAGGAATGGAATTAAAAGTAATTGAAGCAACTGCAAATGTAAATGGGGAAGAAACAGTATTGTGTGAAAAACCTAATGGAAATTATACAGTTCTTACAAGAGATTCACATAATGCACCATATAATTCATTCGCAAGAAGTTTTAAGACATTAGAGCAAGCAAAAAGACATTTTGAAAAAGTTGCATAAAAAATAATGTGAAGCGATAACACATAAAACACTAATATAGCCCTTTCGCCAAGCGGTAAGGCACGAGAGTTTGATTCTCGCATCCGTTGGTTCAAATCCAACAAGGGCTGTTATATCCTGGCAGACAAAAGTTGTAAAAAGCACCGGATATATTAAATGCGTTGATTGGGATAAGACAGAAATAAAGCTGGGAATACTGTCAAAATGGAATATAGTATAAATGGCAAGTGCGTGTATCAGCTGACAAGGCGTAGGTTCGATTCCTACTATTCCATATAGGTCAAATTTTTTATTCTTTTCTTACTGACCTTTTAAATCCAAGATAAAGGACGTTTAAGAGTGCAAGGTGTTTTTCGATATAAAACTCTATTTATATTGGAATGTAGATAATTGCGTTAAGGGCTACAGTGAATAATCTGGGGTTGGTTATTCAAAAACTAAAACAACTAACACCAATAAGAAAGGAAAAAAGAAGTATGGGAAGAATTAACTATGACGAAGTAGACAAGTATGGAAACAGTTTAGACACTGAGTTTCTAAAGCTCGAAAATGATGGAGATTGTGCTACAGTTCAATTACTTGTACATGATATGGATGATGTTGATATATTCAACTGTCACGAGGTTGAGGTTGGAAAATATGATAATGGAAATCCTAAGACAAGACCAGTTTCTTGCCTAAGAAATTATGATGACCCATTAGATGTATGTCCATTCTGTCAAGCAGGACTTAAAACAAAAGTCATTATGATGTTATCAATGGTTGACCAGCAGGACGGAAAGATTAAGATTTGGAATCGTGGAAAGACATTTATTCCAAAGATTAAGAATTTTATAAACCGCTGGGGAGATATGACAGAGCGACCAGTAGACATTATAAGAAATGGTAAAAAAGGAGATAAGAAAACAACTTATGATATACAGTTATCACCGGAAGAGCCTATTGATGTATCGCAGTATGAAAAGCCTGAGTTTTTAGGTGGATATATTATGGATAAGACTGCTGATGAAATGCAGGAGTATCTTGATACAGGAAGTTTTCCGGATACAGATAATAATGACAACAATCAGGAAGATAGTACACAGGTAAGACGCAGAAACACTGAACCACTTCCATCAAGAAGAGGAACAAGCAGAGCAACAAGCAGAAGGGCAGGTATGTAAAATGGGAAATGATACATTTTTAAATTTATGCAAGGACATTGTAGTTGATTACTTTAACAAACATCACGATAAATCCGATGGGAAAAAGTCAGAAATCACAAAGAATGATGTCTTTGTAGTTTGGAGTTGTAAGATTTTACAGAATAATAAAGCACTTGTTAGCACAACGGTTTCTGATGGCATGTATTATGAAATTACTTATAATGGGGATAAAAACGAAACATATGTTGACGCTTATAAGAAGTGGGAAAATTTTTGTATAAAAAACTAGAGGAGAAATTATATGGCATTATCATTTGCAAGACCGAAAAGCAATGATAAGAATATAATCAAAAAATCTAAAACAGTAACAACAAGAACAAGTATTAGGAGCGGCGGAAATAATCTTGCCGCTCAAGTACAATCTATAGTTGCCATTGCTAATCAGAAATTAGCAATACATAAGGATGATTATATTCTTATCCGAGAACCTGACCAACTGTATGAATATATGAAAGAAATGAAACAAGTTGGGGAGGGTGCGTTAGATACAGAGACTACAGGATTAAATCCGTTACTTGTAAATATAGTAGGTGGATGTATTTATACACCAGGACAAAAAGCGGCATATATTCCTATCAATCATAAATCATATATAACAGGTGTAAGAACTAAAGACCAGTTAGATGAGCAGACAGTATCAAAGATTATGAAAGAGTTTCATAATGATATTAGATGGATATTTCATAATGCAAAATACGATATAAGGGTATGTAGAAAGACGCTTGGAATTGATTTCAAACCTTATTGGGATACAATGTTAGCGGCATACTGTATAGATGAAGAAGAAAGTCACAGATTAAAGGATTTACATCTTAAATATTGTGATAGTAAAGATACAGAATCATTGACCTTTGATTCTTTGTTTAATGGAGTTACTTTCGATAATATTCCTATTTCTACAGCATATTTATATGCGGCAGGCGATGCAATAAAAACGTATGAATTATATGAGTACCAAAAAACTTTATTAAACAGACGAGTATTAGCTGGACCTTATAATGTATTTAAGAATATAGAAATGCCTTTGATTTCAGTTGTAGCAGATATGGAAGATAGAGGAGTGTGCTTGGATTTTGATGTTTGTAAAAACTTACATGAAAAATACCATAAAATTCGTGAAGAAAGAAAAAAGCAAGCTGATGAAGCAATAGCAATGTATCAGAATGAAATTGATAATTACAAGATGAAAAATCCTAATAATAAGCTATCAGACCCTATATCATTATCAAGTCCTACACAGTTGGCTATATTATTCTATGATATTTTAGGATTGGAAAGCCCGGATAAAAAAGCACCTAGGGGGACAGGTGAGGACATTCTAAAACACTTTGCACAAGGTAAAGAAAAGAATCTATGCGAAGCTATCTTAGGCATGAGAAATGTTGAAAAGTTGTTAGGAACTTACATTGATAAAATGCCGGAAATTGCATTAGAAGATGGAAGAGTTCATGCAAGTTATAATCAGTATGGAGCTAAAACAGGACGATTCAGTTCACAAGACCCTAATCTACAGAATATTCCTTCACATAATAAAGAGATTCGCTTAATGTTTAAAGCTCAGGAAGGTTATGTGCTTATAGGTTCTGATTTTAGTCAGCAGGAGCCGATGGTTACAGCTCATCTATCTGCTGACAAGAAAATGCAGGAAGCCTTTATAAATGGTAAGGATATATATGCTACAATAGCCGCACTTGCATTTCATAAGCCTTATGAAGAATGCAAAGAGTTTAGAGAAGATGGAACAGTAAACCCAGCAGGTAAGGAAAGAAGAGGTCAGGCTAAGAGCATAGTCCTTGGAATTTTGTATGGTAGACAGATTCCTTCAATCGCAGAACAGCTTGGGGTATCTACTAAGGAAGCTCAAGCCATATATGATAAGGTTATAGCTTCATTCCCAGCCCTCGGAAAGTTTATTGAAGATTCACAAGAAATGGCAAGAACTGAAGGATATGTTACTACTGCATGGGGTAGAAGAAGACATTTACATGATATGCAATTGGAACCCTATGAGTTTACTTATAGTGGAAAAGTCACTAACTTTGACCCATTAGCTTTTGGAAGTGAAGTATCAACAGAAGTTCCTAAGAAAGTAAAAGACAACTATACTAAACAGCTCCAAAAGGCTTTTGGTTGGAAAAAGAAAAATGATATAATTCAAAAAGCATTAGCTGAAGGAATTAAGATTAAAGATAATGGTGGATTCATATCACAAGCAGAAAGACAGTGTGTTAATGCAAGAGTACAAGGTTCAGCCGCAGATATAACAAAGCTGGCAATGATAGCAATAAATAATGATGAAAGAATGAAAGAACTTGATTTCCATCTACTTATACAGGTGCATGACGAGGTAATAGGTGAATGTCCAATTGAGAATGCAAAGGAAGCGGGAGAAAGACTTTCATATCTTATGAGAACAGCACCAACTCATTTAATTAAACTTCCATTCAGGTGTGATGTGGATTTCACTAAAAACTGGTATGGTGAAGAAGTAGAAATAAATTAAAAAAAATTGAAATTCCTATTGACAAATACCTTTTTATGTATTACAATACAAATATGTTAAAGATAACAGATACATAAACAATGGGAGGTATGCATATTATGATAACTTATATATCAAAGAAAGATAATACAACATTAATTAAATTACTAGAGTTTAATGAAAAATTTAAAACTTATACAATAGAATTTTTAAATGGTGATAAAAAAGGTAAGCAATTATCTTATTGTTCATCAACTATAAAAAGATGGTGGAAAAAATGTGATGTTGATTTTGCAGAACTTAAAGAATCAAAACCAGAGGTTATTAATAAGATTGCACCATTTGAGGATGGACATTCTGTTAAGAACGAAAAATCAGAAAATAAAAAGAATAATATTGACTTAATTCTTTCACATATTATTGATTCTTTATCTGAGTATGTTCAAGTACCTTATAAGACAAATAGAAATTATCTCACAATAAAGACAAATAGTGAAAAGCCAAAGAGACTGGCTGAGGTGGATGTTCTTTCTAAAAAGGTTACAGTATATATGAGAGAAAAAGTTGATAACTTACCCGAAGGAATTTCATTTCATAAATTTGTAAATAATACGTTAGGAAATTGTTATCATGTATCATATGATTGTGATTATATTAAGAATATAAGATATCTCTTAGATTTTCAAAAGGGGGCGTTGATATGATATATCCCCAATTTATAAAATCCTGCTATAGTGGTCAAGAACCTTTTAGATTATATTTTGCGGGGGGCGTTAGTAATTATTTACAACATTGGTTTGATGCCCATAATGTACTTAAGTTATTCACACAAGTAACTGACAGAAAAGCAATATCTAATTGGTTATCAAGCAGAAGAAGAGATAACATATTTTTAGATTCAGGAGCATGGGCGGCTCATAGTAGAGGGGTAGAAATTGATGTTGATGACTATATATCTTATGCTAATTCAATTAGTAGTAGGTGCAATGCAATAGCACAAGTGGACAAGATACCTGGTGTATATAAGCAACCTAAAACTAGAGAACAAGTATTACTAGCTCCTCAGCAAAGCTGGAACAATTACTTATATATGAGAGAGCATATAAAAGAAGTTAATAAGTTACTTCCTATATTTCATCAAGGTGAAGATTTTAAGTGGCTTAATAACATGCTTGAATATAAAGATGCGAAAGGTAATCATATAGAATATATAGGAATATCTCCAGCAAACGATTCTCATATAAATGGAAAAATTGATTTTATGGACAAAGTGTTTAAGATTATTGGGAGCTCAAGTAATCCAAATGTCAAGACACATGCATTTGGTATGACTTCATTATATTTGCTTGAAAGATATCCTTTTTGGTCAGCAGATTCAGCAGGTTGGGTTAAGAAAGCCGCATATGGATTTGTGTATATTCCTAAACCTAATATAGTGCCTGGTGAGATGAGTTATACGCTTATAGGGTTCGGAACTCGTACAAATTCTCCCGACCATTTTGTAAATCAAGATGCTATTACCAAAAAGTATATAAGAGAATATGAAGAAGTGGAAGTGTTCTATGGAGCTCATGCAGATGATGCCGCTGGAGAAGCTT